AAACTTTTCCTTTGGTTTCTTTCTTAGTTTCTGATACAGGTGTTTTTACAGGTTTTTCCTTTACTGGTTCTACTTTTTTAGCATCCGGTTCAGGTTCCGTCCCTTTTTTAAGTTCCCGTAACATGGCTTCTTTTAAAACTTCAAACTTTTTGTAGCTACCAATATAGCCTACCATATCAGAAAGTTCTTCATATTTGTTTGCTATTGCAACAAGTTCCGGCAGTTCCTCTGCAACTTCAATATCCTCAATAATATCTTCAATATCATAAGGAGCTAAATCAACTTCTTTTTCAGGGGCTTTTAAACTTTCGTTAAGCTCATCGATTATGCTTTGTGTTGCAATGGAAAATTTATCGTCCGGTCGGATTATCGGTAACCCATCATCTTCATCTATTGCAGTGATAATTTCAATAATTTTTGTTTCTAATTGTTCTTCCGAAGCATTATCCGGGATAGTCATTGTTATCACGTTTCCGGTAGCATCATCCACATCTGTTAATGATAATTCTCGAATTAACTCCAATAAAGCTTCTTCAAGGAGTGTTACTCTTGTTTTTGTTACTTTTTTAGCCATAAAATTTAAATTTAAGATTAATATTTATTTTGATTTTAAGTGAGCAAATTTAGATTAAGATATATTTTAAAACAAACTAATTTTAAAAATATTTTTAAAAAATTAAAAAGCTTCACAACTTTCACTACAACCATCTAATTTTTCTTTTTTAGCCATTTTTGAAATCAAATGATCTGGTAGTTTTGAAAGTTTCAATATATCCTTTGGAGAAAGATTTCCTCTATAAAAATTAAAAGGAGGTTCTAATTTAGAATTTCGTGGATTTAGATGTCCGTACTTATTTGTTATTTTCTGCCACCATTCAAAATTTTCAGGAGTTCTTCTCATATTTCTTACTAATCGTAATATGTCTTTTTTCCAACATTCATTACAATTACCATCATCGGGATTTATTTCTAAATTAAATGATTGTATTTCCCACCAAGCTAAAACAACTTCTTTAATCGTTGGTATCAATTGTATTAATGGGTAAATTATTCTTTTTTCTTTATATTTTGGATTAATTCTATCAAATTCATCCATTCTAATCCCTATTGCTTTATAATAATTTTTCCAACCAATACTTTTCAAAAAAGATTCTATAACTTTTCGTTTTAATTGATCTGAACAAAACGGGGCATTTGTAGAAGGTATCCCTAAAATGCTGCACATTTCTTCAAAAGGTTCACCATTTCGACTCGCAGAATAATAATCTACAACCTTATGTTTCACTTTCCAACCTCGTCTGGAATATAATTTTCCATTTTCATCTTTAAATGATGCTTCTACCCAATGAATTTGTATATTCCAATATAATGCACATTCTTGTACAAATTTTAAAGTTCCTTCAACTTCTTTTCCTGTATTTGCAAATACAATAATCATTTCATATTTGTAACTTAAATTATATAAACACCAATAAAGCATATAAGCAGATGTTCTTCCACCAGAAAAGGAGATTAAAAGTTTTTGTTTCTTTCTTCGTATCATAATTAATTGATTATCAAAAATATGAAGCAATGAATGGCCTCCCGCGTGATAAATTCTGTAAAACATAAACCTGGTTCTTACTACTAAAATCCCCTTTACGTTTTACAATTTCATTTATACGCATAATCCCAAGTTCTTTTTCCCTCCCGGAATTATCTTGGTTAAGCCCATACATTGCTGTTACATGAGCATTTTTACCTTTGCTTTCTGAAAAATTATCTGCTTTTAACAAATATTTTCCATAAGCATCTGCATCCGCTTGGGAAGCCGTGATAACAAGTGCTTTTCTTTTTTGTGACATAGCCCGCAGGCCCATCCATTTTTTATCTTCGTTAAGCCTTTTATCTTTATAAAAAGTTTCGGGCATTATGTCTGCATAATCGAAAATCACAATATCTGCTACAAATCCTTCTTTTTCCCAATTTTCCAAAATACTATCTGCTTGTTTAACGGATAACGTATTGGTTGGATGTACAGACATCCGAAATTGCCTTTTATTCTTAATAAAAAATTTATCCCATTCCTTTTTAACTTCCCTTTTGGTAAGTGGTTTCCCTACATTAATTTCTTTAAGCCAAACCGTCCCCCAATGGCTTTTTTCAAATTCAGGACAATTATGGCATGTATCATAACCGGGGTTATCTTTATATGCCTGTATTAATTTATCCTTTGTTATCTCACTACGAAATTTATCGAGATTGTCTTTACCTACACGGAACAATTCAAAATTACATTGCCTTTCCGGTTTATCACAATTATCGGTTTGGTTATAGATACAATCTTTATAAGACTGCCACATTTTACCGGAATATTTTTCAATCTCAGATTTTTGTGTAATGTAGTTGGCAGTTCTTAAAATTTCATCTTCCAAATCCATATCCCCACATTGGAAGTAAGCAACATTCCTGTGCTGCTTTACCGCTCTCATGGCAAAATCTTTTAATCGAAATGATTTGCCCATTTTATCAACAGCCTCTATGGCCACAAAAGCCCCCCGGTATAATTGATCGTTCCAGAATTCTCCCAATGCCCCCGGATATTCAATCAAAATTTCTTTAGAAGAACCAAAAGCATCATCAATATGTTTATAAATTTTCTCATCAGAAAAATCCACCCAATTACCAGCATCAACAGATAAAGGTTTAAAATTTTGGACCAGCTTTTGTGCTTCAATAATTTGTCCTTGGTCTATTAACCCTTGTACTTCATCATTATGTCTTTTTAAATGCTGTTGAGTAAAATAAAGTTCAGCTTCTTCTACCAAATAATCAATATTCAAATCAGAATTATTGTATTCTTCTGATAAATCCGGGAGAATATCTTCTTCAATTTCTTCGGCAATATCTTTAGGAAGGTTTTTATATTTTTTTGACTGAAATATGGATTCAATTTCGGGACCAGGTGCTTTGTTATATTTTTCAAAATACTCATTACTCCACATTACCAATCGTTTAGCAGTTTGGGAATCGAATAAATGAATATTCCATTTTCCCTTAACTCGATTCGTGAACTCTGTGGAAACTATAAATCCTATAACTGCTTTTTTTTCAATGAATTTATCCATATTAAATTAAAATTATATTGGCAATTGAATTTTATTCAATAAATTAGTTGAAACATGGGTATATATTTCGGTAGTTTTACTTGAACTGTGCCCTAATAATTTTTGAATAATGCGTAAATCTGTTCCACGTTCCAAAAGTTCAGTAGCGCATGAATGGCGCAATAAATGAAAATGATATTGTTTCCCAAGGTAATTTTTAATTAACTGATTGCAGCTTGTAGCAGAATATTTTAATTCAAACTGTCCGTTAAAAAGATATTCTCTTGGCTTATATTGTTTATAGTATTCACGTAGCAGTAATAATATTTGTTGGGATAATGGCAATATTCTATCTTTTCGACCTTTGGATTGCCTGATAATAATAACCATCCGTTTTGAATCAATATCAGTAATTTTCAGATTAATTACTTCACTTACCCTTAGTCCAATTGAGTAAGCCAGCGATAATATGGCTTTATGCTTCAGGTTTTGGATGCAGGATATTTTGTTTATAAGAAAATTATTATCTATTACCTGCGGCAAATGCTTTTCTTTTCGGGGCCTTTCGAATGAAACTTTTTCATATTTCCTATTAAGTACTTTTTCGTATAAAAATTTTATAGCATTAATAATCTGGTTTTGTTGTGCTATTGAAGTAAATTTATAATTATCCAAATAGCTCTGGAAATCGGAACCAACTAAATGTTGGTGATATTTGTTTATAATTTCCAAAAACTTACTGCAATAATGCGAGTATATTTCAATTGTTCGTTTTGAATAATTAAAATATTTAAGTTTTTGTTGGTAAATTCTTAAAATTTCGGTGTGTTTTTGATTCATAATCAAATAATTAAAAGTGAGTTTTTATATATAGTAGTTATATGCCATGCCCTGTTCGGATAGGCAATATTTCATATTTATCTTTTGAATATTCAACAGCTTTTTCGTAATCAACAAAAACTGGTATTATAAATTCGCCTTTAGGTAATTGTGTTATCATTCCATTTACTTCCATCCTGTCATCAATGCGAAGCACGGCATATAACACAGTGTCAACCGCAATAGCGGCATTTTCTGGGTATTCAAACTTTGTACTTTTACTCATCGTTATTGTATTTTGATAGTTAATCACTTTTAATCCGCTACTACGGTTACACTCACCGTTAGCAAACATTAAAACGATTTGCTAACACATGGTATAATTAATGGCTGCTTTCGTTCTTTTAATAATCATTCTGCAAGTGTTTTTATTTTTTTTTGCCCACGCTCTTTTGCTTTTTCAAAGCAATTTGGATTCGGTTCTGTGCATCTAAGAAGGTTTCATGCTCTTTTTCAATTCCTATAAATCTTCTGTTTGTATTTACACATCCTTCACCAGTCGTTCCACTTCCCATTGCATTATCAAGCACAACATCACCTTCATCGGTATATGTCTTAATTAAATACTCTATCAATTCAATTGGTTTTTGTGCGGAATGTATTCGGCTATAATTATCTACACATTTAAAATCAAGTACATTATTTGGGTATCTTGTTGTTTTTCCACCTTCATAATCTCTTTTGTTTGTTCCGTGATATGCCTTGCCATTACTACACCCTTTTGCGCTATTTGTTGGTACGTGTCCATCTGTTATCTGTGGGTAATATTTCCCTTTTTTAAATATCACTATTTCTTCAATCTTTCTAACAGGCATACTTTTAGCATGGAAAAAATTAGTAGCTTGGTTTTTCATCCAGTACCAAACATATCTGTAATCCTTCTCATTGCTACTTATTAGTTTAGTTGTAAAAGGCTGTGAAGCAAATAAGGCAATTGTTCCATTTTTAGCTAAAATTCTATTGTAGTGTTTCCATAGTTTGTCTGCTGGTAATATTTCATCCCATTTCGGAGCAGTAATACCGTATGGTAAATCGCAACAAATAAAATTTACGCTTTTATCAGCAATTTTATCCATCTCAATTAAACAATCTCCTTCATATAATTCAATCATAAATCCCTCCCTAAAAAAATTAAAAACGTGAACGACAGTTCATTTAATCGGCTTTCGTGGTATGCAACCGCCACTAATCATACCACTATCCGTTAGGCATAATACTACTTACGCCATCTAATAAGCAATTCCTTTTTACCATTATATTTTGTCCTGTCGGCATCACGCTCAAACACTTCTTTAACTTCTATTTCAACATTATCAAGAAGAATGCACACCCAAGCATGTTCTTTATCATCAATATGATGCGAGCGTGTTCTTAGCCCTATTTCATTTAGTGCTTTCAGTAATGGGATTGCTTCCTTATTTGCTACAAATTCACCATCTCCAAAATCAACTAATTCGTGTCTATCACCAATTTCGTGGTGATGATTACAATATCTGTACTTTTCTGTAAATTCTACCATATTAACCCGTACTATGCCTAACATGCGGTAAAAGTAAGTCGCAGAAAGGCTGTTACTAAATTTGAGCAGTCTACAAAGCGGCCTACTCTTACCGCCATTCGTTAGCGTTCATTTTGCCACCGCACCACGAACATACTTGCCAAGCACAAAGTTAAGTTTAGATAAGAAATGCTCATCTGCTTCTATTTCTTTAAGCATTTTATAGTGGTAACTTAAATCCATGCTGTTATCATCATACTCCCCATTCCTTAAAAATTGCTGAAAGTTTGCATCAATAAAATGCTCTACTTCGTCAAATTCCTTTATGTCGTTAATATCAGACTTAATTTTGTCTTCAACTTTTTTCTTTTCAAAATAATCCATTTCTTCCAGTTTTGCACCGCGAACGCTCAAAAACGAAACGCTAACAAGCGGTATAGTTAATGTGCCTTTGAAGGGTTATCTGTAATCGGAAGCGGTATTGTAGGCACACATAACCATACCGCCAGCCGTTGTAGCACATTAAAACGATGCTACAACATGCGATATAAAACATGCTCTGTTGTAGCTCGTCCGAACATTTGTGCGTATTCGGGCAATTAAAAAATAAAAGCCAACGCACTAATTAAATCCATTAATCCATTCTCTCATTTGATGTGCATTTGATAAATTACCTGACACAAGTAACATTGTACCCATTTCTAATGCCATGTGATTGGCTGTGTCAGGGTGTTTTCTCATATCACTTTGAAAACTTGCAAATGCTTGTTGCATATCGCCTCTATCAACATATTCATTTGCTCTGTCTTTACACCATTGTAAATGTTCATTTCTTTCCATCGCTTTTTTATTTTTTAATTAGTACTCGTATTAATTGTAGTGCGTTATTTCGCACGTTTCTTATTGCCACCGTTAGCGTTCATGCTGAGGAAGTGCGTACTCATACATTTCTGCTAAATTTGGAGCTTCCAATTTTGCCCATGTCCAAATATGGTAAGTATTACTACCATTTTTAAAATCTGATTTCTTTGGGTAAATTTCCACCGCTACTACATCGTCACCGAGTAAATCATTTTTAATTTCCTGCAAATCCATGTAATTATGAATTGGTTGGTCATCAATTCTCCTTACCCGCAAATGTTTATATCCATTTACTTCATCGTAAAGTATATCATACCTACCATCTTTAGTTTGCCAGCATTTAGTAACAAACCGTAAATGAGGATGAGTTTCAATATTTAAAGTACTTGGGCAAAATCTTTCGTATTGCATATTGTTTCAAAAAGCACGAAACGCTAACACATGGTATAAAAAATTGCGGTGTGTAGCAGTCCGTATGTTTGTAATTCTAATTTACTTTTGTTGTAGGTTGAAAAGTCGTACCATTTAATCCGCAACTTTTCATACCATAATTCGTTGTAGGCAATGCTAAAAAGACCGCCTTTCAAATTTAGTTTGTTGTTTACCATTCCAAGAACACAGTCTGCATTTAGCCGATTTTTCGTAGCTATTGCACGGGTAATTAACACAGTCTTTACAGTATTGAATATCAGAAGCACTGCCTACAACACTATGTATAGTGCATGGCTGCTCGGTTTTTGAAAGCTCGGTTTTTGAAAGTTCGTTTTCCATATTTAAAATTGTTAAGTTTTGAAAATTAGTGGCTTTTATCATGACAGCCACGACACCATACATTTTAACGTTAGCGGTAGGGCTACCACCGTACATCGAAAGGAAGTGCATTAATGATAGTTTTTGCGACTTTGTTTTGATTTACCCTATCAATCATTTCATCTTTAGTAAGTAACTCTTTGACGAAGAAAATTGATTTTGTTCCGGGACGGGTATCTTTGCAGCTTCCAGATATTCCAATAACCGTATATCCACCACCTTGATAATAAATTACTTCTCCTTTAGGTAAATTATTGGTCATCTCTTCAGGATTAAAAGGCAGATGTTTAAAATCACGCCAAGTTTTAACCATATATTCACCATCCAAGTTGAACATATAATATCCGTGTTCTGATAAATTAGTTCCAAAATATTCCATTCACAATATTTTATTAATTCCTGCCATATTCTCTATTTTTTAGTTAATTTCCAAAACCCTCATATTTTATATCTTCTTTACCAGATAATGCATATTTTATAAATGTTTCCAAAACATCTATATATTCTTTCTTTTTAAAATCTTTTCTGAGTTCATCAAAACAATCGTCAATGTTATTATACAATTGACGATGTTTGTTTAAAATTCGTACAGCTTGATTTTTTGTAGGAGTTATAGCCCCTTTAAAAATTTTCATAAAATTTATTTTTTAGTTAATCTATAATCTTCTCCGGTAAGTTCAACAATATCACACATTTCAAAAATCCTTGAAGGTATCCTATCATCATTTAAAAGTGCGACTAATTGGTTTAAAGAATAATTTGAAGTGAATATAGTGGTTTTTAATTGCTCGTACCTTCTGTTAATAATAAGGTATAATGTTTGGTATGTCCATTCACTCACTTTTTCAATACCTATATCATCCAATACAAGGACATCCACATTAGCATACTTTTCAAGAATTTCCAATTCTTTACTTTCTTTTGATGAAAAAGTATTTCGTAATTCTAATAACAATTCCGGGACTGAAACAAACTTGAAAGTTTTGAAATCATTATCATAAATATAGTTCCGCTTAACTTCTTCCCACATAATCCTTGCAGACATTATAGTTTTACCTTTACCTACTTCCCCAAAAATAAAAAGGCCCTTTTTAAGCTCGTGGTTTAATTCAGGTAGTGAAGTGATAATTTGTACCATCCTGGGGGTAAAAAGTTCTGTGATGAGTTTCTTTTGCTCATTCTCGAACTTAATTTTACGCCTGTTATATTTTTCTTCTGGGATCATATTCACTTTTTATTTTGTTCAAACCATTCTTTTACAGTATCACCTATTGTTGGAGTTTTTCCAGATGATAAATCAAACCTGTATTGCTGCAACAACCTAATGACTTCTGATTCGGTATATACAATATTTTCAATAGGGGATTTCGGTAAAAATTCTCTGGCTTCTACAAATCTTCCTTGAGAAACATACTCCCAAAAATCATAACCTTCTGAAGTAGCATCCCATGTAAAATTTCCTTCTTTTTTATCATTCCCAACTGCTAATAATAAATTTTCACAATTCCCTTGTACTGCTTGATTAGCTAATGCTAATTTTTGGATGTCTTTCGGCAAATCTTGTATTTTCATAAACTTTGATTTTTAGTATTTAAAATTTTTATTGTTGATGTATCATAATCTTTTTTGGAAGGGTTTACCTGGCAATTTCCATTGGAAGGTTTTCGATATTTGGAGAGGGTGTTGAGATTATTATTGGATGTGTAAAATTTTTCTTTTTTCTCCCATGTTCTAACAGCAGCTTTCCAATCTTTCATGGGTGTGTTTCCAATTTTCCATCCTTTGGAAGTATAAAAATCAATAAAAGCTTCTGGATCGATATTATTTTTTCTTTGGGTACAATATTCTCTCACTTCTTCCAGAGTAGGAATAATAAATTTTGAATTTCCTCGCGCGCGTGAGAGAGAAGATTTATTTAATTTGTTCTCCTTAATATTTGTTCTCCTTAATACCCCCTCATTTTTACAGGGGATAGTCCCATCATTTTTGCAGGGACTATTCTCCTCATTATTTGCATATATTTCTATAAATGCTTCAAAGTCTATCTGCAACCATTCTTTAGCAGGTAATCCAGCTATTTTTGTTTTGATAATTCCTAATTCTTTAAATAGATTTTTAGCATTAATAATAGTACGTTCCCCTATTTGTAGTTGATCTTGTATAGTATCGTGTGTGAGAAAAAACCATCCATTATTTTCAGGAGAATTTGTTTTGAAATAGATATATTTATCGATGTAATTACTTAGTATTATTGCTGGTTTTAATCCAAATATTTGGATGCATCTTTTATTGAGTATTAAGAATCCATCTGATCGTAATAATTCTGTTATAAATAATTCAGAATGGTTTGATTTTTTTTCTGGCAGAATATTTTCATTTCTTTTCATAAATAGTTTGATTTTTTTAGTAAAAATAAATTTATTGTACAAAGTAATTGTTTCTTATCAGTATATGTAAATTTTACTAAATTACTTGTAGAAAAATCCTTTATTCTGTTTATAAAAAAAGATTGCCAGTCGTTATCAATATAAAACCATTTTTCATTATAATTTTTATTTTTTATTAAATATTCAAAATAAATATCTATTAAAATAGATAGTGCCATAGCAAAAGATAATCCTTGTTCAGCAATACAAATTTTACTTACACCTAAATATTTTTCTTTTTTAAAATCAGTGTGATTGACATAATCTGCAATAATTTGTAGTTCTTCTTGAGTTCTCATATTTCCTCCAAATAAAAAATCCCAGGTTCAGTGTGGTGGCACATCCCCTGAGATTTTGATTTATGTTACGCGATTATCTTGTATGCTTTCCACCAAAAGCATTTGAAATATCAATTCGAACCGCAAATATAAATCAAAATATGATATGAGCAAAATTTGTTTTTAAAACCCTATAATAATTCGTTTTTCTTCTGGAATTAAATTGATGATTTCCTCAAGTGTTGGAGCAGGTTTTGTTCCTAAATATTCTTCCACCAATCCATCAGCATTTAAACCAAATTCATGTGTAAATATAGGACGGTTTAGAACTTTTTCCATAGCTTCATGGAATCTTCCGAAATCCATACATAGTTTTGTTTGAAATAATTGAAACCGTACAATTTGTTCATCTGTCCAATTTTCCCATACTCTACTGTTTGCGAATGCAATTGCTTGATCTTTTGTTAATTGTTTCATAATTTTTATTTTTTAAATTGTTAATCCAAAATTATATCCTCCGAATTTTTTGAGATAATGGGTAATGGAAGCATTTCTATCCTTAGCTACATATCCTTTATCCAAAAATTTTTTAAGTCCACCTATCCCGGCAAAATGACAGGCTGCCAGTAGCCCGGAAGGTGTTATAGTTATCCCGTGAATTTCTGTATCGATTAAATCTCTCCAACCAGAAATATACACATCCAAATATTTTTTATTTGTTTTTAAGAGTTTTTTAATGTATTCCTGTTGCAAAGATTCGGAATGAAGGAATTTATCAAATGACCCTTTATAACCCAATCCTCGCAGTGTTTTAGGCATAATTTGCCATAATCCCATAGCTCCTATTTCATTAACACAGGATAGGGGGGTTTCTTTTTCTGGGAAAATAAATTCATCCCAGGTTTCCTGTAATTGCAATGCATAAAGAAATTCATTCAATATAATATTGGAAAGCATTGTAAGGGATGTTTTTTGTAATATTCTATCTGATATTTGCTCACAAGATGTTGGGGCAAATATTTTTATAGAAATAAACAAATATAAAATAATCATTAAAGTTTTCATGGTTATTTATTTTAGTTAATATTTACCTTTTGGCATAAATGCCAAAAGCACGGAAGTATTGATTTTACTTTAAAAGAGCATCTAATTTTTTTAAACAATCATCTCTTCTTTTGGTTACATTTTGAAGAATTGTTGGATCATAGGCTAATCCTTTAGTTTTAGCTATATTTATAGCTTTGATAAGATTTTCCATTAAACTATATTCAGAGATAATATGTTTAATAATTTTTATTTTTCTACGAGCTTTAGTTATGGTCATTATTTTTTTAATTTAATCCAATCAGGTTCTACAAAACACCGGGTATATGATCTTCCTTTGGTTGTAGAACACAATCCAAAAAATTTACAACCGGCACAGGTATAAACTTTTTTATCCATAATTTTAAGATAAAAGTTGTTTTACTAAATAATCTGCTTCACTTTGTTTCATACTTCCGGGATCATCAATAATATCTACCCGGAATGAATCCACCCCACGAAATTTTAATTCACTTACAAGTTTGTTTGCTTGTTGTATTGCTTGAGGTTCCCCACCATCAAATACAACTGGTACATGTTTGAAATTTTTAGCTATAAAACGCACTTGCTTAGGTGTAAATTGAATACCGGATGTAGCAGCACTATTAACACCAAACCGCCAAACATCGGTAGGGCCTTCTACAATAATTATTGTATCTTTCCAATATTTTTGATTTCCATATAAAATTTCTTTGTGTGGGATGAGTTCCCGGACAAGCGGACAAGCCTGGTATTTGTTTAAGGCTTTTCCGGTAATGTCCCGGCTGTCAAAAGACACAATTTTATCATTCCAGTAAAAAGGGATTATAATACGGTGTTTATAATTTAATTGTTTGTTTTCATTTCCTTCCAAACCATTATCTAAAATTGATATTGGGCCAGTTCCATATAAATCCCATAGGAAAACCAATTTTTCAGGATCAAAATTTCTTTTAATTAAATAATTTTTGTGATTTTGGGAAAGGTTTGATATTCCTGAAGGAAATTTAAAACCTTTTAACCGGATTGTAACTTTTTCAGTTTTTTTTACAGTTCGTAAAAGTGCATATTGTTGTACAATTTGTTTTGCGTCTGAAAAAGAAACACCGAGTAATTTGGAAATAGTGTGTGTAACCGGGTGGCTTCCACATCTCCAACATTTGTAACGATTGTTTGTAAGATCATATCCTAAATGATAACCTTCGTGGCCTGGTTCGGAAATACAAAAAGGACAAGCGGTATTAACCCACCCTGGGCGAGTGTGCTTGTGGTTTTCAGAGGCATAGTTAACACCGAAGTCCTGGTATAAAGAAATGATGTTCATTATTGAACTGTTAATATTATAGTTTCTCCCGGTTGTAAAAATTCCACTATAAAATCAGTATCACCGTCCCATGTATAAGAAGGATCAGTTAAAGATACTAATGATGTTTGCGTTTCATCATTATCACCATAAATTTTTAAAATGATATGCTCTTCAACACGATGTTTCTCCACAATACGCATTAAATCCCCAATTTTAGCATCTTTAGAAGAACCCGTCTTTTTTATAGGTTTATTTATTGATATTGTATACATAAATTTAAATTTTAAAAAGTTAATATTAAAAAAATAATGTTCATTAGTAAGAATGACAAATTAATTTGTAATGGGTATTACCTAATTGGTCTTTGAAAATTGGTATATATTGATTAGGCCTCCCTTTTGTCCTTTTACGATTATTGTAAAATGCCCTTCCTTTTCCTGGTCTTTTTGTAGAAATAAATTGATGGCTTTCTTTTATTTCATCAGTTAATGTTTTTACTACATTACGTGAAAAAACTTTTTGGAAGAATTTTACAATCCAGTTTTTAGCATTTTGTAAATAATTTCTTTTTACTGAATGATTTTTTTCCATGACTTTAAAATTTTAAGTTAAACAATAGTATTTATAAAGGTTGTGTGCTTTTGGCATTTGTGCCAAAAGGTAATATTATTTGTAATTATTTATTAATTCTAAAAGTAAACTATTTGTATCTGTTTCTACACCATCCAAAATAGCATCAAGTACAATCCTTTTTTTATCAATCAATTCTGCAATTTTTTCTTCTATGGTATCTATTGCAATAGATTGATAAATTATCACTTTTTTAGATTGCCCAATACGATGACTGCGATCCCATGCCTGGGATAGTTCTGCCGGTGTCCAGGGCAATTCCAAAAATAATATATTGGATGCAGCCGTTAAATTTATACCTACCCCGGCAGCTTTTATATTACCAATAAAAATTTTAACTGTAGGATCAGTTTGAAATAAATCCACATTTTTTTGACGTTCTAATGAAGATGTGCTGCCATCAATTTTGACAGAAATATTTTTAAATTCTCTCGAAATTATATCCAAAATAAATTTATGAACCCCAAAAATAATGAGTTTTTCACCTGTTTCCAGAAATTCATTAATCCAATCAATAATTTGTAGAATTTTTCCATCAACCGCAATTTGTTTCAACGTTTCAATTTTTGTAATAATTTCAGCATTGGAAACACGTTCGGCAGCTTGTTCACCTTTTGTTTTTCTTATGAAACTAATAAAATCTTTTTCAGCTTCAATATATTTATCCCGGTTATTGATTTCAAAAGGGAGTATGGAAAATATTTTTTCAGGTAATTCCGGTAACACATCTTTTTTTAGACGGCGGATCATTATAGCATTTGTAATGATTTCATACAATTCTACTGTATTAGAATTTCCGTTAAAATCCCATCCAAACCCATTATGCTTTGCTCCACAATACCGCATAGCAAAACGCCATTGGCTTGGAAATAAAAAAGGATCAATTAAATTTATAGCATTAAAAAATTCTATCGGACGGTTTAAAATAGGTGTCCCGGACAAACCTATAACATGTTTTACATTTTTTGCTAATTTTTTAATAGCTTTTGTGCGTATGGTTGATCCGTTTTTAATCGCTTGTACTTCGTCAAGTATTAAAACTTTTGGTTGAATTTCAATAAGCTTTTCGAGCCAATTTTTAACTATATCATAATTTATAATTATGATTTTTTTAGATAAGTTATAAATTTGTGTCCCGGAAATAATTTGCAGGTCAGGATTTGTAAGCCATTTTTTAGCTTCCCTTGCCCAATTATATTTTACAGATGCGGGGCAAACTATAATAACTGGAAATAATTCAGGATGTATTTTAAGCCAAGTCAGTGATTGACAGGTTTTTCCGAGACCTTGCTCGTCCGTAATTAAAGCCCTGCCATTATTTTTTTCTATAAATTCAACCCCAATTTTTTGATAGGAAAATAATTCGTCAGGTAAATTTTTTAGATGTAAATCACTTTTATTTTTTAGATCAACAATAAAATTTTGTAAAGCAGAATCCAATTGAAACCCGAATTTTTTAAGTGTTTGCAGGTTTTCAATTTTTAGAGGGCACGTCCAAAATTTATCTTCTGGAAAATAAATTCTCCCCGGAATAGATTTTACCTGTTGAAGGGTTTCATTATTCCAGGGAAATTTTATTAAAATGGCATAATTACCATTTTTTAGCTCTGTAAGTTTTGCTGTTTTAAATTGGATGGGGTAGGGTTTCATTTTCTAAATTTGTGGTTGTTTCTTTTAGTTGATTTATAGCACATTTTGAACCAAATGAAAATAAACCTTGTGAAATGTGCTTTTTAGGTATTTGTACATAATAATTGCTATCAGTATTTGAAAATTCTAACCATATAACTTTTTCAGGTTTTAAAATTTCTCCGCATCTTTCACATCTTATAATACTCATAACATAGGTTTTAAAAGTTTATTATTTTGTTCCAAAGCCCATTTTTTAGCATCATTACCGTTAGGATGTTTCCCACGATAAACAATTTTGTGATTATTTTCAGAATCTCTGACAATATATCCTTTTTCACAAAACCGGGTATAATATCTTTCAATCATTGTTTACAGTTTTTAGAAGTTTTTCAAATTTTTCTTTATATTTATTCCGTTTTAAGCATACGTAAAAATCAATATTTTCATGTATTAGAAACGGACAATTTTTAGATTCTTTCCCAATTGGGAATAGGTCATTATAAAAGAATGATTCAACACTAACAACACGTTTCTTTTTAGTTTTTAGATTAATTTCAAAGAAACGTACAATTGGGTAATTTTCATCAATCCAACATTCAAATTTTACATTATTCAAATTTTTTAGATGGGTGTAATCTTTATTTGGAATTGCTGAGGCCAAGAGTTTCATGGAATAAAAGAATAAATTTGTAGAAATAAATTTGAATGTCTAACCAAAGCAAGATAAAAAATTTTTTCATAAGTTAAGTTTTTAAAGTTAAGACCCTATTTGCACCTAACATTTATTTTTTAGAGGGCTTCAAATTCTTTTTCCCGTTGTTTAATTTCTTTTTCAAGACGTAATAAAATTCTTTGTACAAAGATTTCAAATTCATCATTTATGAATTCATCAAAAGAATTTGCAGGATTTTTTACACTCTGAAAAGTTTGATCTTTTTCATAAGATATACCATCTTTTTTTGATGAAATTTTTACGAACATTCTTTTATTTTCAGGCAATAATATTTCTTTAATATTATTTAATGTTCTTAACTCTTCTTTAAGAGTTACAGCTTTTTCAAAATTTTCATTTTTCATTGTGTGAAGTTTTTAAAGTTAAGACCTAAACCCGGCCAATTTTTAGACCGGGTTTTATAGTGTTTATAGGGTGTTGGTGCTTTTGGCATTTGTGCCAAAAGGAAAATTAACAAACAGTAATTTCTAATCGGGAGCAACCATCTTTTAACATTTCTGAAATACATCTAAGTAAATCAGATTTACTAAAGGCTTTGTGATTGTAAGATACACCATCTTTGTAATAAAGAATTAAATGTGTAGGTTTTTCAATTTTTTTCATCTTTAGACATATTTAATTGTTTAAAAAATCGATTTTTACCAATTTTCAGCCTCTTTTCGTGTTACAAAAAAATGAATTCCATGTGAACAATCTTCAAAAATATTGTCATCAAAAGAATCTGAATATGTTATCACCCCTACTATATAAATAGTTGTTGAATCTCTTTGTCCGTGTATTTCTGTTAATTTTTCTCCTGAGTTTGAAAATATTTCTAATGTTTTTACAAATTCTGCACGACATTTTCTATTTTTTGTATTACAAATCCTTTTAGCATTTTCAGGGATTTCTATTTTTACAATACAATTATTTGCAGCCTTTTTCCATGCTATAAAACTACCTTCTTCCGGGATTATCCAAATTTGTGATTTTAAATTTATTAAATCAGCTTCCTGCAAATTAGCATACTGCAAATCAGCTTCCTGCAAATTAGCATACTGCAAATTAGCTTCCTGCAAATTAGCATACCGCAAATCAGCTTTCTGCAAATTAGCATACCGCAAATCAGCTTCCTGCAAATTAGCATACCGCAAATCAGCATACCGCAAATTAGCTTTCTGATCGATAGCTGTTTCAAGTGTTTTTTTCAATGTATTATTTTCCTTTTCAAGTTCAAAAAGAATTTTTCCAAAAATAGATTTGATTTGAATTTTTATAAGCATAAGTTAATTTTTTAATTGTTAATAAAATCAATTTTAAAGCTTCCTATTGAATTCTTTTTATAGTCCAATAGTTCTATATAATTTTTAGATAAGATCATAGTACCATTGACATAAAAATCCAATTTTTCAAGGCAGTTTTTTAATTGTTTGTTTAGTTTTTCAGGGCAATATTTTTTTTGATTCCTGAATAAAGCATAACGGAAATTTTCACCTGTTTTTGTATTTTTCATGTGAATTATTGCCGTTATGCTTACAGGACTTTTGATGAATTTGTATTTCATTTTTTAATTAGTTCTAAAAATATAATAAGACGTATCAGAGTCTATTCCTATCAAATCTTCAATTGTGTTACTATCATAACTTGAAAAATGATGTCCGTAACCGTCTGCGTGAGCATATTCTTGTTGCATATCTTCCAAAAAACCATTATCAATTATATGGTTTCCTAACGCTTCGTATTGGCTTTCTTTTTGTAAAGTTTGAACAATATCTAAAGAAAGGTCTGTATTATCAGCAATAAACCAATCATTAAAACACCCTAAAATATAAGGATCATTTTTTAACTCGTTTTGTTGAATCAAATCAATTTCGGATTCTGAAATAAATCGATAATTATCAATTTCGAAATCTGTTTCATTTTCCGAAATTTTTTCGGCTGCTTCTCTCCAATTTATTCCTAAATCTTCACAAGTGGAATAAATTTTCTTTAATTGACTAAATGTTAAATTTGTTTCCATAATTTTAATTATTAAGTTTTTAATTTGTTAAAACCCCTATTAGTTTTTAAAAAACTCCGGGGTGACAGCCTTTGCCACTATTCCCGGAGCTAAACCTATCCTAAAACTTAATAGGAAAAAGGATGAGGTTTATAAATTTATAAGTTCTGTTTTTGTTTTATTAGAATAGTATCCAAGAATCAGAGCAATAATAAATTTTTAATTGGGATAAATCAGGATGAAATTTTTTAATACTTTTTACCCTGTTTTTATATCCTTTAATAGTTTTCAAATCTGTTTGTAAAAGAAAACTATGCTCATATTTATTAATAAATTCACAATACATAATCTTATATTTTAAGTTTAATTTTTATTAAAATCTTTACAGGCTATTTTAGCCATAAGTTTTAAGCTGGTTTTATTTAAAAATACCATATCGGTTAAAAAATCCAAGTCAGGTTCTTCGTCCCTGGCTATATAATTTTCGTAGTCTGCAAAGGTTTTGAAAACCCCGAAAAATCTTTTTTCTTTTGTGTTTTTCATAGTTTTATATTTTTCAATATTTCTAAGTACTTTTTATTTTTTGTTAGTAAATTTTCTGCATTAGGTTCTCCTAACGGACTTTTATTCGGAAAACTGTAAGAACTTTTTTGATAAGAGCCCGTTTTTTTCTTATGTTCAATCAATTTTTCAAAGGCATCAGCACGTAACGAAAAAAATGCTTCAGGCAGGTTGTTTTTTTCGTAAGAAGTTTCAAGTAATATTGTTTTCATAATCGTTAAGTTTTTAAGTTAAGACCTAAACCCCTCAATCAAGAGGGGTTAAAAGTTTAGTGTTTTTTAAATTGTACATTCCTTGTAAAATAGCACAAGGAAACAAATAAAACACTGTAAACAATAAGTAAAGTAACCATAATAGAGAATTTTTAAGTTAAACAATAGATTTTATAAATATTCTGTGGTTTTGGCACAAATGCCAAAAGAAAGAATTTTATTTATTTAATGAAATTAAAAAAGTGTTTTTCCTGATTGTTTCTGTATTCGTAATTCTCATACCAATTGATTTTGCATAGTTTTCAACTTCTTGAAAAGATTTAAAAAATTTTCCATCTGCAATATATTTTTCTTGTGTTTTCATAATTATAATTTATTAATAAATATACTTTTAAATATTAATTGTTTTTACTCACAAAGCCCCGTGAACCGAAGCGCACGGGGTGTAACCGCAAGAAACTTAGTGGTTATTTATTTAATCTGCTTATTATTTCACTTTCTAACCATTTTTGCAAGTCGTTTAAATCATCGCTATTAAGTTTAACGTTTAATTCTTCTAATTTTTCGATCAATATATATCTTGTGTCAGTAAAATAATCGCTTGAATGGCTATTCATTCCTTCTTGCCATTCCATTTCATTTACATAGTCAGATATTACACTTTCTAACCAGCTTTGATTTTCGTTTTTAAATTGTTCTAAAGTTTTCATTTTGCAAGTTTTTAAGTTAAGACCTAAAAGCCTTGTTTTACAAGGCTTAAAAGGCTATCCCATACTTTATATCGCAATTTCGATTAATAGCGTGTAGGATAGTAGCGAACGCTATATATTTTTATTTTAGGTTTCGTCGTAATTTTCAACGACTCGTCAGTTAACTTTATTTAAAAATTTATTAGATATATGTCCCAGGTACATCTTAATTAAAAGGACGTTGTAAGCAGTACTAAGAAATAGTTAACGGGGTGGAAGTTCGAAAGAACTATACAGGGCCTTATCCCATTTATCTTACAATTTTCAGCATGTTAAAGAACTTGTGGATATATTACCCGGTAAGAATATTTCTGCATTGAAATATGATACGAAGATAATATCTGAAAATGCAAAAGTCAAGTTTTTTTAAACTTTTTTTTAAAATAATTTTAAAATTGACACATAACAACATTATATCAATTAGTTACAAAATCAAATTATCATAAATAAATGTAAATATTAGGACAAAAATATATATATAAGTAATTTTAAACATTAATTAATCTTAAAAAAATAAAGTATGAAACGGGGTAAAAAAATTATAAATGATAATTATACAAAGGATGTTGAAAAAAATAAAAGACCTCATAGGAGTAATGCGGAAATAGCAGAAAAAAATAGCAGGAAACAATTAATTGAAAAATTATATAACCAGGAATTAAATAATAAGGTAGGTATATCGACACAATATGATCCTATATATGCACAACAAGTATATTATTTAGCATTATTAGGAGCAACTATCCAAATGATAGCTATGCACTTTAATGTAGATGAGCAAACAATTAATAAATGGGGACGGGAAAACCCTGCATTCGCAGAGTCAATAAAACGCGGGGGCGTGGACTTCGACATGAAAGTCGCAGAGCGTATGGGTCAGAGAGCATTGGGGTATGATTATGAAGAGTCCGAAAGCTGGCAAGTATTAAATAAAAAAACGGGAGAGATTACTACATTACACAAACATTATAACAAACATATGGCCCCGGACGTAACCGCACAGATATTTTGGTTAAAGAATAGGCAACGGGGGATCTGGACAGATGTTAGTCGGACGGAAATGTATAGTAAAGTAGATATTGATATAAAAAAGAAAATTGATCTTAGTATATTGGATCAGGTTGAAGTCGATAGTGTAAAACAAATAGCTATTGCTATGCTAAGTAAACAACAGGGGAGCCTGGAAAAGGATAATAAATAATAAAGATATATACCATATATTATATAGTGTAATATATGGTATATTTACATTTGTTAAGTAAAATATACAATTAAGTTAATATAAAATCAAACCTATTTAATTAACAAATGAAAGTTAAAGGCATTATTATATCCTTCCTTTTGGCATTTGTGCCAAAAGCACCAACCATTGATGGATACTATTATAGAGATATGTCAAACTCATATAGTGTATACACTACACCATATACAGCAAATATAAGTTACTATTTTACCTTTTGGCATTTGTGCCAAAAGCTGGAATATAGACTATCACTAATATACAAGGGTGTTGGGTGTATTATATACAATGTGAAGTGCTACTCATTGGAACACACATATACAGCCATACCCACTACATACATAAGTGTGAAACCCTTGTCAATACTCACCGACGGATAGAAAAGGGAAAAGCCCGGCAACAACCCTCCAAAATTTACCGGAGAAAATTTTTGAAAAATTGAAATCATTTGGGAACGGTTTTAATAGTATATGCTAATATTATAAATTTACCAGTATATTTTTTTGGAAATTTGAAAATATTTAGGGATGCTTTTATTATCATCATAATAAAATTTAGCGGAGAAAATTTTCGGAAATTTGAAAATTCATGTGGTAAACATTTATTACCTTATATCTATATAGAAAATAATATTCCAGGTTTTATTTACATACCAATTATATTGTATGTAAAATTTATTACAACTATTTTTCACACCTTAAATTCTCTTTTTATTTTTATAATATATAATGGTAAAAATTTTGGTAAAAAAATTTTAGGGATTTTAAAATTTACCCATAGGAATAGATTCATTATATTTACATTAAATATGGGATTATGAAAATTTCTATTATTATAACATTCTCTAAAATATTTGCTATATTAATTTTGGTGACTGGTTCTTTATATTCTTTTTTGAACCATGAAACTTCTGTTATTATAATTGCTATTTCCACTTCTACTGGTATTATATTAAATAAACAATATAATGACAGGAAAAAAGAAGGTGTTAAATAATCCAATAATTTATTTTACTTTTGTGTCCGAATTAAAAATGTTTTTATGGATAAATCTTTTCATATAACCACTATTAGTAATGATAGTCCCGTAGTAATTAAAAAACGCCGGGTGGTTATGAATTTGATTAAACCGAAAAAGAATAAAATACTGATGAAGATTTGTGAAAATTAAAAAAGAAAGGGAGGTTCATTATGAAGTGAAATTAAAAATAACTTCAAATGAAAAAACAAAAAATTAAAGGTGGGGCAAGAAAACTTGGTAGAAATAAAAGACCCGTTGATTTGCCCACAAGTAAATTTGTTCGTGGAAAAATTTCTTTCGAACAATATGCTTCAGAAAAAGGAATAAATTTTAAGCCCCAAAAATAAGGGGCTTTTTTATTTTATAATAGTTATTGAAAAAATTTACAGAAAAAATTTTTGATGAATTCAAAAATCCTTCCATTAAAATATAAATATAGTTAATTTTGTAGTGAAAAATTAAAATTTTATATTTGATGCTGATTTTTAAAGGAACGCTTTAATAAGTTTTTCCTTTTGGCATTTGTGCCAAAAGCACCAAACATAATAACAGTGGGGGAATCAGTAGCGGATATACTTAATTACAAAGAAAGGCTCCTGGATGCAGAGCGAATGAAAGCTACCAAAGAGCAGGTTATTGAGGAAATGCTGTCGAATCCCGTATCGGTTCTTAAAACATTAAAATTATCTTTATATGAATTTTTGAAGGTATTCTGGAATGAGGTTACAGAAGATGAATTTAAAGATAATTGGCATATTAAATATTTGTGTGATGAATTACAAAAGTTAGCGGAAAGGGTTGCTGAAAATAAGCCTAAATTATATGATTTGGTGATAAATATCCCCCCAGGGACGAGTAAGACGACCATAACCAGTATAATGTTCCCGATTTGGTGCTGGACACGCTGGTATCATTTTAAGTTTATTACCGCATCCCATAATTCGGCATTATCACTCGAAAGTGCGGAAAAAAGCAGGAATATTATTAATAGTGATAAATTTAAGATGTTATACCCTGATTTAATCGTTAATGAAGATAAACAAGTCAAAGGGAATTACCAGATTGTTAAAAAAGAATATATAAACCCGGAACGTGCAAGATTATATAAAGGGGGAACACGTGTAAGTACATCCATTGGGGCAGGTATTACAGGGTTCCATGCCCATATTATCATAGTAGATGATCCGATTGATCCAAAAGGTGTAACATCAGATACTAAAATACTGGAAGCAAACAAATATATGGATGAAACTTTATCCATGCGTAAAGTTGATAAGGATATAACCCCTACTGTTCTTATAATGCAAAGATTGCATGAAAATGATCCTACAGGGCATATTTTGGAAAAAGAAGGCAAAAAAGTAAAACATATTTGTTTACCGGCTGAAATTATAGATTATAAAGAAATGGTGCAACCACCGGAACTTGCTAAATATTATGTTAATAATTTACTCGATCCGAAAAGGCTTAGTTTGGAAACATTAAAACAAATAGAAGTTGATTTGGGGGAAGATGGTTATGCCGGGCAAATGGGACAATCCCCAACACCACCGGGTGGGGGTTTATTTAAAACAGATCACTTCCAAATTGTGCAAACTTTACCAAGTGATGTTCATATTATTAATACAGTTCGTTATTGGGATAAAGCTGCTACAAAAAATGCCGGGAAACGTTCAGCAGGTGTTAAGATGATACGCCTTAAAAATAACGTGTGTATAATTGTTGATGTGAAAAAAGGACAGTGGGCAGTCGAAGAACGGGAACGGATTATACGTAAAACTGCCGAAGCTGATGGGGGAAATGTTCAAATATGGATAGAAATGGAACCCGGGAGTGGGGGAAAAGAAAGTGCTGAAGCCACGATACGAAATTTAATAGGGTTTGTTTGTGATTCAGATAGGCCACAGGATGATAAAGAGACAAGGGCAAAACCGTATGCGGCACAGGTAAATATTGGGAATGTTTGGTTGTTACAGGGGGATTGGAATAAAAACTTTATTGAAGAACATGGAAAGTTTCCAAATGGTAAATTTAAAGACCAGGTGGATGCAGCAGCAGGGGCTTTTAATAAACTTGCTGCAAAAAAGATTGCAAGAATGCTTACTTAATATAATAATTTAAATTTGATTAAAATGAATACAGGAGTAGTAAAATTTTTTGTGCCTAATAAAGGTTATGGATTTATTATTGATGATTTGTCTAATGATGAATATTTTTTTCATGTTACAAAAACTTTAGATAAAGTGAATGCTGCGGATAAAGTATATTTTGATTTTGAAGAAACAAAACGTGGGGTAGTTGCAATAAATGTTAAATTAATTAAAGATTGAAAATTATGAAAAAAATAATTTATTTGATCATATTGATTATTTTGGCTTTTATAGCCATAGGGATAACTTTTGGACAGGTGTATATTGACCCTTCTTTTACAGGTATGCCTAATGGAACTATTAACGCTCCTTATAAAGCATTCCCGACATTTCAGGCAAATACTATATATTATATAAAATCGGGAACTACTTTAACTTTAAATAGTACACTTGTTATAGATGCAGATAATGTAACAATAACCAGTTATGGGGATGGTGCTAAACCTGTTATTTATAACCCGGAACCGACCCGCCGTACTATTACGGTAAGGACAAATAATGTAAAATTTAAAAATATATGTTCTAAAATGCCAAAAGCCCCAAGTTATGATGCCGGGGAATGGAATATTATGTTCTATAATTCAAATAATAAAAATATATCAGGGGTTATAGATAATTG